CGCCTCGCAGCGCGGTCGTCCACAGGAACGCCCGGTACCGGAGGACCGGCAGGAGCGATCGCAGGAGCGGCACATGGCTGTCTACCCGCTTCTTCTTCATTCGATCCGCTCCAGTTCGCCCTGCTCCTCAGCGATCGCCTCGCCCTCCTCGATCAGGTCAAAGATCGTCGGACCGCACACCGTCACCACCGACGTCTCGGCGGTCATGCCCGACCGTGCGCCCGCCGCCATCACCTGGATCCGGGCGAGCCCCGCCATCGCATCCGGGGCCGCCCGCCACGCCGCAGCCAACCCCTCCGGCGTCGTCCACAACGCCAGCCGCCGCGTCAGAACCCACCGCCGCACGTCACGCCACCAGCGCCTCATAACCCCCTCCTTGTTGGTGGACCTGGCCGGAGTCGAACCGGCTCACCCCTCGTCGAAACTCGGGCGCTCTTCCGGTGAGCTACAGGCCCTCTCGACAGAAGCTCCCCGGTGTGCTTGGCTGGGCGGGTGGTCGGGGGGGCGTAGGTGTCTCTGACGTCGCACGCGCACGACCCAACCCACTCCGACTTCCACTCTCTCCCTCCCTTCCCCCCGCGCTCACCGGCCTGCGCCCCCAAGGCGCAAAGGCCAGGGGGAGAGCGACCGGCCGCAGCCGGCAGACCTTCTCCACCGTCCAAGCAGCTCCGCCGTGGCGAGCAGGTGACGGACCGAGCGTCACCCGCGTCACCCAGGATCCAGCCCGACCATGGGCGTTCTCGGCAGGGGGCGGGCATGGCCGGCGTCGTGATGAAATCGACCGCCCCCCCCGTGCCTCGAGCTACTGCCGTTGTGCCAGGGGGGTGCCACTTTGGTTTCCGGTAATGGTCTTTACGTTGTCTTGGGTGTGGGCAGGACACCGGGGTTACGTCACACCCCCCGTTATCAGCACCCCCACCCACCACAGGTAGTGGTTGGGCTCGGGTGACGCTGGGTGACGGGCCTCGCACCTGCCACGCTGGCACCCCCGCGAGATCGTAAGACGTGTGTGGGATGGACGTTCCGTGCAAAATCCCCACCTCTCCTCCTGCCCCTCGGCTGTCGTGACGTGGTAACGGCACGTCCGTTACTCCGCCCCGTCGGTCGGTTGGGTTGGCTTTGCCCGGGGAGCTGGGTCCTCCTGATCGTGCGTGGGGCTTGCGACGTTGCCCTGTGCCGGACGATCGTGCTGGTCCTCGACCCAACCTTCGAGTTCACATACGAGGGCGTGTGCGGACACCAGGTCCGACTCTCCAGCGTCAGCAGTATCGGCGATCAGTTGCTGCACCCGAGCGAGTAGCGTGCCGTGTGCTGGACGATCGGGGGGTGGTGCGCGGTATGAGTGGAACGGTTCTCCGCCCCCGTCACAGTGCCCACGGTAGGGCCTGCCGCAGGTGTGGCAGGGTGGACGTTCGGAGGGTGGCTCGACGTAGGGGTGCAGGGGTGGCGTGCCCCCGTGTGAGCCATGGTGGAGGCGCTCAATGCCGCACACGTGGCAGGGCAGTTCGGCCTGGTCGAGGTAGTCGACGGCCTGCTCGAGCGGGGTGGGTTCGGTTGGGATCGTGCCCTTACAGAGCCCGTGGTCGCCGTGTCGAAGCGCGTCCTCTGCGGTGTAGCCGCACATCGGGCAGTGTGGCGCGCCGCCTGGCGGGAAGGCTGCGTGCACAGGCCCCACGGTGATGCCATTGATCGGGCCATGGATCTCGTTGGCTAGGCTGGCCTGCCACACGAAGTCGTCGGCCGTGTGCACCAGGAAGGACAGCAGCGGAACGGTGGGCAAGGTGGGGTTGTAGTCCCTGTAGACGTTGACGCGCACCATGTCCCTTGCGGCGGCTCGTGCGCGTGCTGGCGGTAGGTGCTTGAGGTTGCGGATCCCTTCGGCCACGTCGTCGGGTGTCCAGACGGCGTAGCATTGGGCGGCGAACAGTGCGGCCTCTTCCAGGGCCTCTTGTCGTTCGGTGGTCATGGTCGGATGTCCTCTCCAGGGCTGTCGCCGCCGATCACCTGAGCCGTAGGCGCCCTTGCGGGGCCATTGGTTTGTAGGCCGGCGTTCATGTCGACGAGCACGGCCCTTTCGCGCTCGACGGTTTCGATGATCTGGGTAGCAGCTGCAACGGCGCCCATTGCGGCGGGGTCGGATCCGCCGCCTCGTGCGGTGACGGCTCCGAGCTTGGTGCCTCGTTCGACGTGAGCTCGAGTTGCCTTGCCTGTGCGCAGGTCGGCCGTTTCGACGGTTGCGGAGATGGGGCCTGTGTGCGTGAACACCGCGGAGATCGCGGCGAGCGCTGCCATGTCCTCGCCGATCGACGGCTTGAAGATGTTGAGGAAGTCCCTGGCCGCACGGATGCGGATCTCGTCGGGATTGTCGGGGTTCTCCCAGGTGCGGATGAGCACCATGACGGCAGGCCCTGTGCGCGTCTCGGCGTCGGCGAGCATCTGGTTGTTGAACCAGCGCTTGAACTCGGCGATGCGGTTCCACTTGTAGAAGGTGTCTGGGTGCACGCGCGCCCGTGCTGCGATCGCACGCATGGAGGCGCCTGGTAGCTCAAGGGCAGCACGGCAGACGCGCTCCATGGCCTCGGTGGGCTGGTATTCCTTGAGCGGTGCGACGGGGTTGGGCATCAGCGGCGTCGCCTGTCCTTCGCTTCGAGGTGCTTATTGGGGTTCCACATGTCGTCGCCCTGCCGCACTCCCTGCGGCCCGGCGTCGAAGTCCCAAAGGATCAGGTCGCGGTGCTCCTTGGGGGTGAGCATGTCGTCGGTGCCCGCCTGCCACGCTGCGACGAGTTCCTCGCGTTCTGGAAACGACAGCGAGGCCCAAAGCAGCGCGAGGTGCAGTCTGTCCGTCGTGGTAATCCTGCGTTTCATCAGTCGGCCAGACGGACCTCGGAGGCGCGTGGTCCCTTCTTGCCGTCGGTGGCCTCGTATTCGACGCGGTCGCCCTGGCGCAGGTCCTCGAACTGCATATCCGTGCACGCTGAGCTGTGGAAGAACACGTCCTCGCCCTGCGTCGGCGAAATGAACCCGAATCCCTTATCGACTACGAGCTTCTTGATCGTTCCTGTCTGCATTGGTCTTTCTCCGTTCACGTGGTCCAAGGTAACTCGATTCCAAGCAGCCGCAGGTAGGTGCTCGCGATCCTCTCGACGTGCACACGGCAACGTCCGCAGGTCACCCTGGGCGCATCCTCGTGGAAATCGGCTCGTCCTTCGTCGAAGTCGAGCCGACCCGATCGGCAATATGGTCGCGTCCTGCAGGACCAGCTATAGCCACGAGGAGGCAGACCGCTGTTCATGTCGGTCCAACGGAGCGGCCCGTGGGCCACGTGCGTTTTGCGGCCTTTATTCCAGACGACGAACATCAGCGAGACGACCGCCATTCGGCCGATCGGTCCCAGGCGCCCTTCGGTTTCCCGTTGCGCCAGTTTGCATCTAGTTGTGCCAGGATCCCGTCGCAGCGTGCGACCACGTCGGGCATGTTGGCGCAGCGACGTCGTGCCGCGCGCACGGCGGGCCATGCCCAGTTGTCGAAGTCGGTACCGTAGTGGTTGGTGCGTCGCGAGTCGGGGCCAGGTGCTGCGCCCCCCTCGTGCCACTCGACGGCGTAGCCGATCACCCAACGGCCGCTGTCCTCGACCCACCAGCCGAACTCGATCAGCGTGCGGCACAGGTCCTTGATCGCGACCTTGGCGAGATCGTTCGGTCGCGTGAGCTCGGCCGCGTCGAGGCCGGTGATGGCGAGCGCCAGGTGCCACGGTGCCCAATGCTTGACCTCGCCCTTGAAGTAGCGCCCATCCTTGACGCCCACGATCAGCGTGTTCACCGCAGCAGTGGACGACGCTGCGGTCTCGATCCAGGATTTCGTCCACAGGCGGTCAATCGTCTGCAGCGCAATCTCGTTGCCGGTTGCGTGGTAGTTCCACGCATCCATTTGCGGCCGTCGACCGAGGCCGCGTAGCTCGCCCATGTCTTGGAAGAAGTGGCTCCCCGAGATCTCGAGGTTGCACAGGTGGCGCCCCAGGTAGGAGCCGGTGAGCAGCGTCCAGCCGGCGAGCGTGTTCGAGGAGGCGTGCCCCCAATCCTTCACCCACCAGCCGCCGTTGTGCACCTGCCGCGCGCCAGGCAGCTTGCCGAGGCGGTCCTTCGATCGGTTCGTCGACCAGTGCGGCAGCAGGCCGTAGAAGACGAGGCGTTTTACATCCGGAGGGAAGGTGTGGCTACGTATGTCGAGCGGTCGGCCATCGGCCTCGTGGAAGTTGCTCGGCCGGCAGAACTCGGAAAGCACCGAGGGGGTGAGCGTCCACAGGTGCGACGGTCCGCCTCCGTCGACGGCCAGCGCCGGCGCGAGCTTAGAGGCGCCGAAGTCGTATTGGTCGCCGGTGTCTCGAGGTGTGCGATTGAGTACAAACCCCCAAGAGCGGAACAGGTCGCCACGGCGGCCGCGCTCACGCAGGAAGTCGAGGGCGAGCTCGGCCAGCTTCGCGTTGCCGTGCCCACGTGCGTCCGTGTCCTCGGATCGGTGCAGCTCGGGGGTGACACCCCAAGGCCCCCAATGGCCCGCCCAACCGAGCGCCATGCCCACTACCGGGGCGTGTGTCTCGGCGTAGAGCGTCGCGAGTTCGGCCTCGGTCGCATCCTTGTAGAACAACAACTTACCGCGCCACGCGGACGCCTGACCGTTCCCCCACCAGGTCGAATCGCATAATCGAGCGCATAATCCTGCGCCCTTTGCCAAGGTGTCGCTGCCCCCGCGCGCCTCGTGGCACTCAAGGATCGCGTAGATGCCGGCGGCGGTGAGCAGGTCGATCGACTTGACGCGCTGCACCAAGGCGGTCGTGCGTGGGTCGCTGTTGGCGAGCATTAGCTCGAACGGCACCGAGCGCGAGGCGGTGTAGAGGGCGAACCAACAATGCGCCGCGAACATCGTCTTCGCGACGCGCCCCCACCCGTGCACCACGACGCGCGCCGGGCCGGTCTCGACAACCTCCCAGGTCTGCGGCCGCCAGCGTGACGTGCCCCCGTCCTCGAGTACGAAGAGAAGCTCCCAAGGCGCTGCGGACGTAGCACCTATGAGCGGTTCGGTGGCCGCCTCGAGTACCGTGCCAGTTTCGTTCGTAACGCCACGTAACGAGGCGGAGCGGATCTCACCGACGACACGCTCGACCGCCTCGAGGCGTGTCGTGCGCACGTGGACGAGGCGACCCTTGGCACCCCACCGCGCGCCGAGGAAGGCGGGCCAGCGCCGCGGTGCGAACTCCAGGCGGCCGGTGGGCAGGTCGACGTCGGGCACGGCGAACGTCACCCAGGCGTCGTCACGTGGTACCGGCGCTAGGTTGTGCACCGTCGCCGGGATCTGTCCGAAGATCGCTGACGCGAATAGCGCGCCGGCGAGGAGCATCATCGCAACCCCGAGCGCCCGGTTCCAGAAGTCGCGGCCCGGTTTGCCGTGGCACGAGTAACAGCGCCCGCGCTCCTTCTCGTCGTCGAGCACGAGCATCGTCCCGCAGGCGTCGCAAGGCGGTCCGAACTCTTTGGCGAATCTCTCGTGGTAGTTCATCTTCCTTCCTCCTTAGGCTTTCCTTTGATGACAGCCAGCAGGTCGCCCATCTCTTCCGTGCAGTCGTCGCCGGCGTAACACCGCTTGAGCATCTCCAGCAGCGCGACGTTCTCCTTCACCGCCCAGGCCTGCTGCCCTGGCGTCAGTTGCGGCTCCTTCCTCCGCCGTGCTCGCGCGCACGTTCGGCAATGGCCGTAGAGGCGGCGGCCGTGCTTGCAGTCGACCTCCGGCTGGTTGTCTTTCATCCAATCGATGACGCCGCGCAGCTCGTTGAGGAAGCGCCTCGTTGAGTTGCGGCGCAGCAGTAGCTCGTGGGCGAGTTCGAGCGTCACGCACGCCTGCTCCAAGGTCGGCATCATCAGTAGCGTCGGTTTGGCCGCATCGGTGACGGTGGCACGTCGTCGGGGTTCGCCGTCACGATGCCCTTGTCGGGTTTGCCGGCGGCACCCTGCTGCGCCTCGATTTGCTTCTTCAGCTCCATGTGCACGTCCATCAGGCGCTTCCCTAGCGCCTGCGCCGCGAAGGCCCATAGCGCGTTCTCGTTGACCTGGTTCGCGCCGACGTGGGACATGGCGGGCTTGACGGTCACGAGCAGGAAGCCGTCGGGGAACAACGTCCCGAGCGCTTCGAGCAGCTGCACTTGGTCGGGGGTGTAGCCTGCCGGCTCTTTATTGGCGCCGTTCGGGGGGGTCATCCGACTACTACTCCGTCGGCGTCGACGATCCGGACCTCGCGACCGCTCTTGAAGCGCCACTCTTCCCCAGCGTGGACCGCGTCCTCGAGCGTGGGACGAGCAGCGCCATCCGGGTCGATCCCGTGCGAGCGTAGGGGAAACCGGTCCTTGTCTTCGCAGACTTCAAAGTCTGGGTCTTTGGGTCCATGGTCTTGCATCGTTCACTCCTTGGGGGTCGGTCCGTCCACATTGGAGCTGGCGCGGTCGGGGAGACGGAGTGCCCCGTCCGCGTCGGTGATCAGCGTGCGCCATCGGTCGGGCACGTCGGGGAGCGTCCAGGGCTCGGTGTCGGTCCGCAGCGCGTTCTCGTGGATCATCTCGTAGTAGCGACGCGCGACCATGAGGTCGTAGAAGTCCGCGTGCGTCATCCAGTTGTCGCCGGCGAGGTCACGTGTAAGCGCGGTCCAGTCGCCGTGCATGTGGGGGAAGTGGTGCGGCGATTGCCGGTGCTCCTTGGCGACGAGCTCGTAGGCCTTCTTCGCCTTGGCCCGGCGCACGGGGTCGCGGAGCGCCTCGGCCATCTCAACCTTGGGGCTCGGGCGGCCGGTCCGCTCGATGCGCTGGAAGCACCACCGCAGCCCGGCGACGGTCCAGCGTTCGTCGACCAGGTCGAGCGACACGTCGATCCGGACGTGGGGCGATTTTGCCATCAGGCCGGTCTCGGCGATCCACTGGTGCATCTCCGCCGGCAGGCCCTCGAGCGCGTTCAGTCTGTCCCCGACGGTTCCGGCGGCAGCGCCGCGCGCCCTCGGCGCGGCGGCAGCAGGCGCATCCTGTACAGACGGAGAGGGGGTGGTACCCCCTCCGTCTCTGTCTATCTGTCTATCTATGGCGTCACCCGCTGAAGGTAGACAACCGTCTACTTTGGAGGGGGTGACGCCGGGGCCGTCACTTTCGTCACCTGACCCGGTGACGTGGGCCCCGTCACTTTCGTCACTCGGCGAGGTGACGGACGGTCCGTTACCTCCTCTGGCACGCTCAGCTTGGCGGGCCTTGTATGCCGCCTGGCGTTCGGCTCCGGTCGTCGCCGGCTGCCACTCTGCGTCCCACCCGAGGATCTTGACGGTGGCGCGCGGGCCGTCGACCCACCCCTCGGCGTCGTCCCATGCGATCAACCCGGCGTTTCTGAGGGCGACGTAGGCGCCGACGACCTGCCCCTGGTCGATGCCGACCCCGCCGAGCAACGTCGCCACGTAGGACGGGGCACTTTTGCCCGGCGACAGCACCCCGTCGCCGGCGCTCGAGCGGCCGGCGGTCAGGAACAGCTCCTGGTAGACGACCCCTGCGGCCAGGCCGCATTCGCGCACCGCCGAGATCACCCGGTCGTTACGCCAGAACTCCTGATCGATTCGGCTCCACGCCACGTGCTCACCCCCTCCAACAATCACTTTGCCACCGCCCTCCGGGCTCGTAGGAGCGCCTTCCGCACGTGGGCCAGCTCCACCAGAATCGCGTCGAGCCGTCCACGTGCACCGGCCACGAGCACCGCGCACTCGCGGTCCTGCACGGCAGCGCAGGCGTCGGCGATCCTGAGAAGGGCCTTGCGCGCGTCACGAACGGCGCGGATGCCCGGGTCCGTGAATCTCGTGCGTTCCATAGCGGCGGGAGCGTAGCTCTTGACGCTCGCGGGCTCGACGCAAAAAACTGGCTTTTGCGTGGATTACTCGTGAGGCCCGAGCGAAAGTCTCGGCCGTCAGACCACCCAGGAGGAGGGCGAATGAAGATCCTGCGACTGAGCATCCGCAACGTGAAGGGCATCGAGGCCATCGAGATCGACGCGCAGGGCAACCACGTCCTGCTGTCCGGTGCCAACGCCGTCGGCAAGTCGAGCGTGCTCGACGCGATCGTGTTCGCGCTCACCGGCAAGGGCGTCGAGGAGCCGCTCAAGGCCGGGGCGCGCAAGGGCCACGCCGAGGTCGACATCGGCGAGTGGCGCGTGCGTCGCGAGGTCAAGAAGGGCAGCAAGCCAGTGCTGTCCGTCTTCTACGGTGACAAGAAGGGCGCCAAGAAGGCATCGCCGGCGACGTTCCTCAAGGACCTGGTGGGCAGTGGTCTCGCGTTCGACCCGCTGGCGTTCGACAAGCTCAACGGGCGTGAGCAACGCGCCGCGCTCGTGCACGCCGCCGGCCTCGACCTGGTGGAGCTCGAGCAAGCGCGTGCCGACAAATACGAGGAGCGAACCGCGGTCAACCGCGAAGTCAAGCGACTACAGGGCGTCGTCGACACTTTCGAAGCGTTCGACCTAGAAGGAGTCTCCGTCGAAGAGCTAAGCGCCAAGGACCTCGTCGCGAAGCTGTCTTCGTTGGGAGCCGCGAACAACGCGCGCAAGACCCTCCAGGCCGAGCTCGAGGACATCGCGATACGTAAGGCTCAGATTGCCGAGAGACTGCAGGACATCGGGGACATCGACGAGCAGGAAATCCTCGACTTGGAGGACCAGGTCGAGAACGTTGAGGTGACCAATGCCAAGGTGCGCCAAAAGAGGGCGATGGATCAGGCGACCGAGGACCTCATCGCAGCGGACGACAACTCCACGGCGTTGACCGAGGTGATTGAGAAGCTCGACGAGGAGAAGGTGGAACAGATCGCGGCCGCGGAGTTCGGCATCGACGGCCTCCAGGTCGACGACGAGGGCCTGCGCGTCAACGGCATCCCATACGCCGACCTGAACACCACCGCGCGTCTCGGCATCGGTTTCCAGATCGCGATCGCGCAGGGCGGCCAGCCGCGTGTCGTGTTGATCGACGAGGCCAGCGTGCTCGACCGCGCGCACCTCGAGGAGTTGCTCAAGGCGGCAACAGCGCTTGACGTGCAGGTGTGGGTGGCGCGCGTGTCCGACGAAGAGGGGTTGAAGTTCGAGATCCTGGAGGGAGAAGCCGAAGCACATGCCGACTGAAACCGAAAGCAGCATCTTCCCACCTGAGCAACTTCGAAAGCTGCGAGACCTGACGAACTACACCGAACGCGCGTTGCGCGACTTGGAGGCGCTCAAGAGGTGGGGGCAGGACTACCGAAAGCTGGTTCAGGGCATGATCGAGATCCTCGAACAGACCCAGCGCATGTTCGACGAAGCCGAAGCCGCGTGCCCGTTCTGCGGGAAGAAGGGAGAGGGCGATGCCGCTACGACCGACTGAAACAGGCCCCAAGGTTGAGGCCATCCAGAAGCACCACGCCAAGATGCCGACGGTGCGACCCGGCGAACACCTCTGGATCGTCGCCGGGGTGTGGCGTGTCGCGAACCCGACGGCGGAGCAGTTCATGCTCGACACCGAGAACCTCCTCTCGCTCGAAGGCCCTGGGTGCTACGTCTGCGAGGAGGACTACTCGCCCGACCTGGCGATGCGGCGGTGCCCCGGGGAGCCGAGCCGATGATCATCCGCGACCCGTGGGGCCGACGCCAGCAGATCGAAGACGCCTTGCGCGTGCTCGGCATCGTGGCGCTTCTGCTCGTCTGCCTGTTCGCGCCGGAGTCCTGCTCGTGACCGCACCGGCAGGCTCCTACACGATCGCGCAGCCGCTGCTGGAGTTGGCGATCCCGATCGACGACGTGCACCTCGACCCGGCGAACGCGCGCCGGCACAACAAGCGCAGCCAGGAGGCGGTGAAGGCCAGCCTGGCGTCAAACGGTCAGCTGAAGCCGATCGTGGTGCAGGCCGACGGGATGATCGTGCGCGCCGGCAACGGCACGGTCGAGGCCGCGCGGTCGCTCGGGTGGACGCACATCGCCGCCGTGGTCGTGGACCGCTCGACGGCCGACATGGTGGCGTTCGCGATCCAGGACAACCGCAGCGCCGAGCTGTCGGCGTGGGACGACACGACGCTCACGCGCCTCCTGGACGCGCTCAAGGAGGACCATGACGTGCGCGCCCTGGGCTTCACGTCCGAGGAGCTTCGCCGGCTCGCGGGTGGTGACGCATTGGACGGTGGGACGTGGGCTGAGCGACCTGTGATCGATCTGCCAGATACGGCGACCGCTACCGCTGGAGAGGTTTGGCAACTCGGTCAACACCGACTCCTTTGTGGAGACTCGAAAGATTCAGCGAGCTACGCCCACGTCCCAGCGCAGGTTGCGATGCTGGTGACCGACCCACCTTACGGCGTCGAATACAGGGGCGTTGTCGGGCAAAGGGATCGGATGCACGATGACGGCACTAGCGGGCTGCGCGACTTGCTGCGCGCATCGCTCACGCTGGCGGTTGGCCGGGTTGCGCTCGGTGGCCCGTGCTACATCTTCGCCCCTCCAGGCCCACAGTTCCTCGACTTTGCGACTGTGCTCACCGAGCTGCAGGTGTGGCGTCAGACGTTGGCCTGGGTCAAGGATACCTTTGTTGTGGGACGCAGCGACTACCACTACCGGCACGAGGCGATCTTCTATGGGTGGCGGCCAGGTGCGAAGCACGTTGCGCCGCCGACCCGGAAACTAGACACGGTGTGGGAAGCCGATCGCCAGCGGTCGAGCCCGAACCACCCGACGATGAAGCCGGTGCAGTTATTCGCTCGAGCCATTGTCAACTCTTCATCGGAGGGCGACGCAGTTCTGGATCCGTTTGCCGGATCGGGCACCGCGATAATCGCGGCCGAAAAGCTCGACCGCACCTGCTACTCGATCGAGATCGATCCGCGCTACGTCGACGTCGCGGTGTCACGGTGGGAGTCACTGACCGGAAAGAAGGCCGACCGATGAGCACCGCCGAGGAGCTACAGATCCCGCACGAGGATCTCCCGCGACGCGCGGCCGAGGCCGTCGCGATCATGACGTCGTCGAAGGTGCGCGACTGGTTGACGTGCCAATGGAAGTTCTTCGCGCGCTACATCCTCGGCCTGCAGGGGGAGCCGACGCCGTTCATCGCGTTCGGCAACGCCAGCGACTCGACGGCCGAGGCGGTGCTCGACGCGAAGAAGGGATCGCACACCACCTGGGACGCTACCGAATGCCTCGACTACTGGCGCGAGGCGTGGCGTGCAGAGGCGGACGACGTAGACGACTGGATCGGTGAAGACCCGGAGCGGTTGGAGGCGATCGGCCTCGACGGGATTGAGAACTGGCGCGACGTCGTCGCCGCGAAGATCCAGCCGGTCGAAACGCATCGCTGGTGGCGCCTGAACATGCGCGGCGACAGCGGATCACGGTGGGCAATCACCGGCGAGGTGGACTCGATCGCGAAGCTCAACACGGAGCTGCACCGCCCGGCGGTCATCGGCGACCTGAAGACGAGCGGCCGACCGTTCAACCCCGGCGACATGTGGAAGCTCCTGCAGGCGTCGCTCTACACCGCGGCCGCCGAATACACCACGGCGCTCAAGGGTGTCGACCCGAACCGCTTCCACGTCCACATCATCGTGCGGAGCAAGAAGCAACCGCTAACGCAGTTCCTCCAGCGGCCGGTGTCACCCGAGCAGCGCAGCGGTGCGCTGTCGATCGTCACGCGCGCACGGACGCAGATCATGGCGGCGTTCGAGACCGGGACCTTTCTACCGAACCAAGGCGCGATGACTTGTTCGCGCCGTTACTGCCCGCACTGGCGCGCGTGCCAGCGCGAGAACAACATCCGAATCGCAGACTGAAGGGAGAGGCGACATGGCCACGAAGGAGAAGACCAGGAAGACGACGGAGGCGGCGAAGGCGAAGCGTGCCGTAGAGGTGCGGCCGGAGGTCGAGGCCGCGATCGCGCGGATCAAAGGCGAGCGCAAGGAGATCGGCAAGGTGCGGTCGGCGCTCGCCGGCACGCTGTGGAGCGGCCAGCTCAACCAGCGCGAGGGGGCGATCCTCAAGCGCTTCTGCACGGCCTACGGTTTCGACGCCGCGCGCCAGGAGGTCGTCATCCTCGGCGGCCAGCCTTACCCGCAGGTCTTCGCGCTGATGCGGAAGTGCCGGGAGAACAAAGAGTTCTCGCACATCGAGGAACGGCCGATCGTCGAGGGCGATCCGCTGTTCGCCTGGGCACGTGACCGCCCCGGCGTCGTGCCGGAGGGCGAGTGCTATTGGTTGTGCATCGCCTACTTCAAGAACCCACACGCCTTCAAGCTGATCGAAGCCGGCAAGGACTTGCCCGCCGAGATGCCGCTGTTCCGCGAATACATGGGCCTGGGTCGCGCGCACCCCGACACTATCCAGATGTCGACCATGAAGGCGAACGTGCTGGAGATGGCACAGTCGCGAGCCCGCGGCCGCGCGCTACGGTTCGCGCTCGACATCACCGTGCCGTCGCTCGAAGAGATGGCGACGGAAGACCTGCGCTTCGAGGACATCATCGAGGCCGACTTCGAGATCCCCGAAGCGTCCGTCGTCGACGGCGAGCTCGGGGAAGGCGAGCGCCCCGACGGTTACGCTAAGAGCGCTTCGAAACGGAAACCCGATCCAGAGGTGAGCGACGTGGCACAGGGCGAAGACAAGATGGGACAAGCGCCCGAGACGAAGCCGGCCCAGACGTTCGGCAAGCCACCGAAGGACACACCGAAGGACACGCCGCCGACGGAAGCGCCGGTCAAGGACGCGCTCGACACGGCCATGGAGGAGAAGGGCCTCACCGCCGAGGAGGTTCTCTCCGTCGCGGTCCAGGTGCTGCAGTGCGACGTGCCCGACGTCGCGGCGCTGGAGAACCTACCCTTCGAGGCGCGTGACGTTGTCGCCGCGTCGGTGATGGAGAACTTCTAACGTGGAGCACCCACACAAGCACCTTGAGCAAGATTGCCGTTGGTGTGGCAAGCCGGTCCTATTCGTGGCGATCACAAAGGCCGATGGCAAGCCGGGCACGGTGCCGCTCGACCCGGCGGCCGCCGTCTACGAACTGAACGAGAGCGGTCTGCAAGGGACGCGCACGCACAACGCGATGGTGTCCCATTTCATCACGTGTCCCAAGGTCCGCGAGGGCCGAGCAGCAGAGAAGAAAGGTTGACCCCCAATGACCACGAAGAAGAAGGCGACGAAGAAGGCCGCACGCAAGCGCGCGACGAAGACGAAGAGCCCGAGCGGTTACGTGCCGACGGCGGAGCAGCGGAAGCGCATGAACAAGGAGCGCCCGATCGACTCCGGCATGCCGCCGGCGAAGGACGAGAAGCCGAAGGCCGTTTCGCTCGCGAAGATATTCAAGCACACCGCGAAGGAGGACCACCGCTCGCGCATCGTCACGTCGATGGACGGGGGCTTCGGCAAGCTCACCGAGCACGCGACGGAGCTGGCGCTGTTCTGCAAGGTCGGCAAGATCACGACGAACCTCGAGAGCCGGGTGTCGGCGCTCGACGACGTGCTGCGCGTCGCGAAGGCGGTCGTGCTCAAGGCGAAGGCGATCGGCAAGGAGCTCGCCGACGCCGGCGTTGCGAAGCTGCTCAAGTGATCGCGCTCGGGATCGACCCAGGGAAGCTCGGTGGGTTCGCGGTCGTCACTGGCGTCGGTCGGTCGCTCACTGTCCAAAAGATGCCGGCGACCGAAGCCGACGTGTGGGAGTGGTTCCGTGAGCTCGGCGATGCCAAGGTCAACGTCGAGATCGCCGTGATCGAGATCGCGTCCGCGCGCCCCGCGTTCCGCCCTGGCGCCAAGGCCTGCGTGGCGTGCGCGCGTCCGTTTCAGCAGGGCCAGGGCGTGTCGTCAGCCTTCAACTCGGGCTGGGGATACGGCGGCCTACGGATGGCTTTGATCGCCTCGGGCGTCCCGTTCTACGAAGTGACCGCGGCGAAGTGGTGCCGTGCGCACGGCCTCAAGCGCGGCCCCGCCGAGTCGAACACCGACTGGAAGAACCGGCACAAGGCGCTCGCGCAACGGCTCTATCCGAACGTGACACGGATCACGCACCACACCGCCGACGCCCTGCTGATCGCCCACTACGCCATCCGGCTCGCCGCCGAAACGGCGGGGGTGGCCGGGTGACGGTTTCCCCTCCTAGTCGGGCCGCCGGCCTTGGCCCCCGCTACGCATACTCCTGGGTAGGTGGTGGCGTGGCGGACGGGTCGGCGGCCCGGCATCTTTTTCACCGACCGGCACACAAGGGGGACCTCAACAGATGCAGAAGATCAGCCAATGCGAGTACTGCGGCGACGACCTGGGCGAGACCGTCACTCGACACGCCGGAGATCCGCCCGTGGTCTGCGGCAAGCGGGAGTGCAACAGCTGGGGGGGCGAAATGATGGAGCGAGAACGCGAGGACCGGCACGCTGAGCTGGACCGCGAGCTCGGCTGCGACGGGCGCTACTGATGCCCGAGCTCCCGCACGACCCGAGAGACACCTTCGCCGACCTGCTCGTTGACCGGATCAGCAGCCTGGAGCGCGCCATGGCGATGCAGGGGGCGTCGCTTGCGATCCTCTCCAAGGCCCTAGTTCGGCTCGCGGTCCTGCAGGGACGCCAGCCAGGGGGCGCTGTGGCCGTCACGGAGGTGCTCAGGGCGGTGGCACTGGAGACGGCCGCCCAGGCGAGCCGGCTCAAGGACACGAGCTACGAGGAGATCGTAGCGGACCTCTGGGCGCGGTATCGCGCTGAGGCGCCCTGTGAGGCCGCTGGATCGACGCCGGGCGATGAGAGCCCTGGGACGCCCGTCCCGCCCCGATCGTAGCAGGACGCCCAACGAGAACGGGCCTGACGACGAGCGAGGGGTTCCGGGTCTACAACTTGGTGCGGATCGGCCGAACCACGATCACCCCGCTGACCTTGCCGGCGACCGGCGCCACGCTCAGATCCAGGACGAGCGCCTCACCGGCCACCGTCGTCCCCCAGATCATCCCCGCGCCCGGCGGCAGGATGAACCACCCCACCGCCTCGTTGACCTCGTGCAGGTGGACATCTTCGATTATCACTCCCCCCGCGCCGGATTGGATCTGCGCGGTGAGCTCTAGGGTGCCTGTGTTTTGCAGCGACAGGGCGACGATCTCGTAGCGCAGCTCCGGGTCCGCAGCGATCAAAGTGTTCGAGCTCTGCAACGTTGCCGAGATGGGGACGGCGCGCACGCGCCCCATGTCCTGTGTCGTTTGTCCGCCCTGAGCCATGGTCGTTCTCTCCCTTTAGAGTCCGGCGTCCGGGTTATAACACCCTCGCCCTTCATCCAGTCGCGGAAGGAGAGTCGAGGTTCACGGGGTAGCGTCCGGATATTTGCCCGCCGAGTCGCGGTAGCCCTCTCTCCAACCTTCCCGCCAGCGCGACCAGTACAGCTTCGCAGCCATGCAGAGGCATCCTGCCGCAAACCCGATCGCTATGCCCCAGACCATCACGGACCGGAGATGCTCGGCGCCATCCCCTCAAGCTCCACGACGATCGCCCGCACTTTCAGGAACAGCAGCACCACCATCTGCGCGTACTCGGCGAACCCCGACACGAAGCCGTCGCCGTTGACGTCACCGCCTTTCATCGCCGCGCCGAACGCGACCAGGTGGCGGTCGATGTCGACGACGGGAAGCTTGAACTCGGCGACCGCAGCGATGCTGTCGAGCAGGCCATCGCCGTCGCCGTTGTCGTCTTCGCCGAGCAGGCCGCACGACGGGAGCGCGAGAGTGAGCAACATTAGGAAGCGTTTCATCTTGTCCCTCCGGTTTCGCCGTAGCGGGTGAGCACATCGGGGATTGCCGCAGGCCGCCCATGCTACACTGCGGCGACCGAGGAGTTCGACACCCTATGGCTACGAAGCCGCCAGCCCTGAAGAGGGACCTCCACGTTGTGACCGTGGCACAGATCGGTCTCCTGACCGCCGTAATGGTGTGCGGGGCAGGTTGCGCCGAGCTGGCACGGATCCTGGTCCCCTGGATTGGCGTCCACTCCACGGCGACGCTTGGCTTCGAAGAAGCGTTGACGGTGACGGTCGACACCGGGCACAACGGACGGGCCCTGATCGGCGCTATGATGCTTACCGAGTCAGCAAAGCGTGCGATCCGAGCCCTCCGCCAGCGCGAGCTGGCTGACGACGAGCTGGCGGAAATGATCGCGCCGCTTATGTCGCAGATCCGAGAAGAGCTGAAGTGAGCACGCTAGGCGCATCGCCCAATCCGGTGGACATGGGCTGCCTGCTGAATATCACGGTCTCCGGGGGCGAGCCCAACGCAACGGTGACCGTGACATTGGACAACGGCATCCCGCCGGGAGACCCGTTGAGCATTCAGGAGTCGTTCCCTGTCGTGTTGGACGCGAACGGGGACGGCCAGAAAGATTGGGTCGTCCCCTCTTCAGGTTGGGGCCAGGCCAAGATCAACACGCCAGGCGCCCAGGAGATCGGAGTCGTCATCCGGACGGTCTGACGATGGGGGGTCAGAGCGTGATCACGCGCCCCGAGATCCGGATGAACGCCGGCAGGCTGCCAGTCATGGGACCGGGATCGAACTCAAGCGAGAGCGCCTTGTTGGGCATCAGGACGATCGGAGGTGTGAAGCGCATGTGCCCGTGTCCACGCCCGAAGATCGCGCTCCATTGGTCGCACCAGATGACCTCTGTGCCCTGCTTGATCCGCACCAGCCCAGCCCCGTTGCTCGGGGTGACGAACACTTGCTCGATGGTGACTACCTGTCCCGACTCATCTTGATCGGGCAGCGTGTTCGCATTCAGGTCGACCATCAGAGGGAAAACCACTAGGCCGTTGGGGTAGGTCGCAGTGTGTACCCATGACCAGATGCCTCGGGGATCCTGGTGCGTGGCACTCTGCGTGACGGGAGCCCCTGCACCGAGCGGGCTGGTCGTCGAGTAGTAGTAGGTGCTTGTGGCGAAGAACGCGAGCCCGAGAAGGCTCAAGCCGATGTAGCGTATCATTTCTCTTCCTCTTCGAGACAAGAGGGGGGCGCTACCGCTACGCGTGACCCTTAAAATCTAATCTCGGAACCGGCGACGGCGAGCAGCTCCGGGGCGATTGGGAAGGGAGCGTCCCGGGCCGAGCGGACCGCGGCGAGCCGGGCGAGAATCTCCCCGCCGAACGCGACGTGCTCCTGCTTTTCCAGGTCCATCTTCTGGATTGCTTCGAGCGCCAGCAGGTTGCTCACCAGTGCGCACTCCTCGGCAACCTGCGCGTGGCGGTGCTCGCGGGCGAATCGTGATTCGATCGCCTCTCGCGTATCTACGAGCAGAGCGTCGGTGCGCGCGAGCGACGCATTGCCAACCAGCATCGCGAACAGCTCGCCCTGCTCTCGTGGCTTGCCCATCATGCAGATGGTCCATCCCTCCTGCCCAGGCCCGCGTGGGTCGATGGCTCCGGAAAGAGTCTGCATTTGGACGAACCGTCGAGCGTCGTCAAAGAAGAGAGCTACTCCCATGCTGCTTTCACTCCGCGGCCGCCGGCCCGAAGGCGAGCAGCGAATAGGTCACCGAGTGCGCCTTCTCCGGCGAGATGTAGCCGCCACCAAGAGCGTGGGCGAGCACGTTGCGCGCCTTGATGAAACATCCAGTCGGCAGCTTCCCGGCCACCCACCACGAGGCGGGCATCTCCTGGTCGAGGTCGCCGCCTACCTGGAACGCGACGACGTAGCCGGACGGCCCGATGGTAGCGCCGGTGATCGCCTTGCCAAATGGTATGAATAGCCCGGTGCCCGACTCGCTGAACTGTCCGCTCACTGCCTCGCCGTGCACGAAGGCGATGTCCTTGAGGCCACCGTCATCCTCGAGCAATCGGTCGAGCCGCGCCGACACGTCGGCCTCCAGACCCTTCGGTCCCTTAGTCGCACCGGCGTAGACCTGCGACTGGCCGCGGCCGAGCACCTCCTGCAGGTTCGTGATTGCGGAATGGATGCGATTGTGGTCGTCCTCCGAGATCGGCATCAGGCCGTCGGTTAGAGGCATGAAGACGTCCAGCTCGAACGGGTATAGCGAGGACACCTACCCGGTCCCCACTGGCATCGATATGAGGATGGCGTCCATAGTTACGTTTGTGCCACCCGTGGGCTGGCCCGTCCCGTCCCCTGCGACGCCTCGGTATTGCAAACTGATCGACGCGGGGCCAAGCCAGTTCGAATCGCCCGCTACCGTCGTCGCGCCGGTGCCCATCTGTGCGTTCGTGTTGGATCCTTGGTTGACCGTTGAGAAAAACACCGGGAACGTAGAGTTCGGGGTTCGGTGTGCGACGCTGACGACCGTTGATGACAACCCCGCGAACAGGGAGTGCAGCTTCGTGACGATGAACCGGCGCAGCCCGACGAACCCCTTGTAGGTCGGCGTCTGCACGTTGAGCACGTCGAGCAGCTCAAGCAGCGAGGCCTCGCCGGCGACCCACTTCGACTTATCCTTGCCGTTGTTCGCGAGCGGACCCACCTCGGCCTCTACCGCCTCGACGATGGCGCCGATGAAGTTGAGCAGGATCGACGACAGCACGGTAGCGTCGTCCGCGAGCGTGGGCTTGACGTCGAAGCCGCCCGGATAGCGCGGTGCGAGCAGCCCGGCGGTAGCCGCCGGCTGGACGCTGCCTGAGTGGTGCGGCGGACGCCTCCGGATCCTGTTCGGTCCGCGTGCCATCTACTCGTACCAGGCGATCCAGCAGGTGCCGTTCGTCGTCGTCCCAGGCCCACCGTCGGGCATGCGAACGGCGATGCGGTCGCCGGTGTTGATGACGAAGTCCTCCGGTCGGGGGAACCATTCCGCGTGCGACGTCTGCAGGTGCAGCTCCTCCTCGCGGAAGACGTCGGACGATGCCGGCTCCACCGTCCACGCCGCCGCGTCGTCGAGTGCCACCCCGTCGATCGCCGTCGAGATGTGTTGCGACATCTTGACCTCGGTGGCGGACGCGCCGCCGGTGCCCGCGTCCGTCTGCTTCACCAGGTGGAAGCGAACCGGCAGCTGCAAGTTGTCGATGCCCTTTGCTGACATTCCCCAACCCGCCACCATGATCGGCTTGTTGACCGCCCGCACCTGCAGCAGGGTTTCGATCGCCGATGTGAGATTGCGCTCGGGCCGCGTGACGGTCATTAGCATCATTTGCGTGTTCTCCCTAACCTGGTCCCTGAACCGTCAGCCGCTCGGTGTAGTCGTGCCGGCGCCGCTCATAATGGACCCGTGGATGCACGCCGGCAATCTGCCGGTGTGGCAAGAAGGTCGTGGTCGCGGCGATGACGGGCTCGAAGCCGCCCATCTGCCAACCGAGACTCGGCCGCACTTTCGCCTGCAGTCGCTCGGGGTGAACGACCAGCGTGAACCCGAACAGGTCCGGGTCGAGCGGCGGGATCACGATGATTTGATCGCCGTCGACGACCCACCCGAGGCGCGGCCGCAATCTCGCCGTCAACCGCTCCGGGTAGACGGCGAGATTGAAGCCGAAGAGGTCAGGGTCGATCGGTGGAACCGCCAGAACCTCGAAGCCGTCGACCTGCCAACCGACGCTCGGGCGTGTCCGCGGTCGCAACCGATCGGGATACGTCGACAACCCGAAGCCGAACAGCGTCGGGTCGAACGGCGGAGCCGCGACCGGCTCGAACCCGGCAACCTGCCAGCCCAGAGACGGCCGCCGCTTTGGCGTCGGTCGCTGCGGTGGGTTCGCGAGGTCGAAGCCGAACAGGTCGCCGGCGAACTCCTCGAAGCCGTCGACGTGCCAGCCCGCAACCTGCCGCCGCCCGCGCAAGGCCTCTGGGTAGACGGCGAGCCCAAAGCCGAACAGGGTCGGATCAAACGGTGCTGGCGCCGCCAGCTGGAACCCGTCGACTTGCCAGCCGACTCGTGGCTGCGTCGGCCGCCGAAGGGACTCTGGATAGACCGTGAACGACTGCGGCGGCCCTGGATCCTCGATGTCCGAGACGATCCAACCGGCGCGCGTCGCCGGTGGGTTCGTCCGATCCTGGTAGGTCGCCAGCGTGAAACCGAACAATGTCGGATCGAACGGTGGCGGCGGGGTCGGCTCGAATCCATCGATCTGCCAACCGAGCGACGTTCGCGGCGGCCGACGCAGGGCGTCTGGGTAGACCGTGAACGCAGGCGGTGCCGGGTCGAACCCTCCGACCTGCCAACCGAGACGCGGCCGCTCCGCGGCCCTCAGACGTTCTGGGTGGGTCGTCAGCGTGAATCCGAACAGCGTCGGGTCGAACGGCGGAGGCGCCGGCGGTTGGAAACCTCCAACCTGCCAACCCTGGTAGGACCGCACCGCACCAGTCAGGCGGTCCGGGTAGTTGGCAAGCTCGAAGCCGAACTCGTCGAACGGTGACGCCAGCGAGATGGTCGCGGTCGCGTGCGTCGCCGGGTAGCTGTCGAACACAACCGGCGGAGTGTCGAACTCGACGAGCCGGAACTCGATCGAGTCAGTGTCGTTCAGGTCCGCTTCGCGGAGTTCGATGCAGAACTCGACGGAGGCGAAGTCCTGCGCCGAGTAGGAGACGGCCCCAATGATGCCGTCGACTTGCTCCATCCCCTTGTTCGTCCCGATGAACGCGCCGGTCCCAGCGTACGTGACGCCGTGCTCCGTGGTGTCGTCTCCGTCCGTGAAGTTGCCGCTGGCAACCGAACGGGCAACGATGCTGGTCGCGTTTACGGGGAGCCAGGTGCCGCCGTTGATGCTGTACTGCAGACCAACGTTGAGGTTGTTCTTGTTAGAGACCTCTCCGTGCAAAGAGAAACGCGGTCGAACGGGGACATCGAGCCCCGCCGAAACGAACTCGTGCGCGACATCCTCAAGTTCGTGCCACGTAGCGCCGGTGGTCTCTTCCTCACCGCCGTCGTCGAGGCGCCATCGCCAATGGTCTTCATGGAGTGTCGGATCGTCCATTAGTCCGGGTTCTGCACCAGCTCGTTAGGCGACCGTGCGCTCTGCGGAGGAACGTGCTTGTCCTCCTGTGCGCGTCGCATGAACTCGTGGAAGCCGGCGGTTGTCGTGTGCTCGCCCAGCTTGACGATGCCGTACTGCCCGCACACCACGGGCACCAGGCGCGTCTCCGGCCCGGTGATCGTGACGTCGGGACCGCCACGGCACTGGTGCGCAAGCGCGTAGTATTGCTCCGCTCCGCGGAAGTTGCGCCGGCCGACGACGGGATCCTCCGACTGGCCGACCATCACGCCGAGCGCCGGCATCTCCACCCACGAGCGCGGCAGCGAGTAGACCACCTGCTCTGTGTCGTCGGGGCCACCGCCCCGATACTCACTGCCGTCGGCGTAGTAGAACGCGAACCGCGGAAACTTCCCCGCGTGCTCGCAGCAGCACGTCGGGCAGTGGTTCGCCATCGCTCGCTCCTTCGGTTACGTGTTCATTGCCGCGTTGAGCCGACCGCGTGCCTCCATGGCTTCGATCTTCTTCATCAACGGCTCGCACGACTGGCACTTCAATCGGCCGCACGTCGGGCCGTGGCACATGGCGCAGTAGCCGCGCTCCTTTCCCGATTGCGGATTGACGTGCTGGATCAGCCCGCAGTGTTTGCAGGAGAACGTGTCGCCCTCGGAGCCGCCCTCGGGGTCGGAGATGAAGAAGTGGCCGCTCGGCTTCCTCAGCGAGTATTTGCCGATGATGCCGCGGACCACATCACTCGGTCCAACGGGCCTGGAATGCGAAGTCCGTCGTCTGCGTCGGGTGCAGCGTGTTGAACCCGAGGCCCGCGTTGGCCGTGGCCGGGATCACGATCTCGTCGCCGACGTTGGCGACCCAACGGTAGGCGCCGCGGAAGTGGAGCGGGATGCTAATCTGGTCCTCGCTGGCGGTGTAACTCGGCTCCGCCGAGTGGTTGACGCCGGCGATGCACCGCGCCGCGCCATCGGCGAGGTCGCCCAGGCTCGGCGTCAGCGGCGTGCTGGTTCCGGCGGTCGTCACGCGCTCGACCTTGTAGAGGCTCGTGAAGTCGGCCGGCGTGCCGGTGTTGCCGAACGTGACCTCGTGAAGGAATCCGCGAGCGGTGGCAATACCCAGGACGGTCAGAGCGGTGGCCCGCGCCGTGTCCAAGGTCTGAGTTCCTGCTGCTCCATAACCCTTAGTCATTGCTCTCTCCTTGTGTCAGGTCCGCAGCCCCCATACGAGGACGTTGCAGAACGACTTCGCTACGATGTCCGGGGCCGCAACGAAGCTGTGATCGACTTCGCGCCCCCCGATAAAAACCTGCCCGACGGCAACCGTCAATCGGTGGATGATCGGATTCCACACGGTTCCGAGGTAGCCGAAGAAGGGGCCGGAGCCGAACCCCGTCGTGAGAGGGAAGCGGTAGCTGACGAAAACCGCCGGCGTGTCGTCGCCCCATGCCGTGTCCCGGCCCTTGTATTTACTGCCGTCGAAGGTGAGCAGCACCCCGCCGCTGTCGGCGGAGTACTCGATGCCTGACCCCTGCGACTGCTTGATCTCAAGCATCCGCCAGCCGCCGCCCTTGGTCGACACGTTGCCCGGCGCGAAGATGCGGCCGTGGATCGTGCCGAAGCCGGCGGACGGCTGCAGCCCGAGTTCGGCCTCCACTTGTATGATGGCGTCGAACAGGTCCGCGAGGTCCGCGGTCACGCAGTCGTCGACCGTCGACACCCAATCCGCGAAGCGGTCCAGCTCGTCGGGATACAGCGATCCCATCCTAGTTGTCCTCCTCGAGCCGGTTCATCAGGTCTTCCTGCTGGCTCGCCATCCGCTCCAGCCCGGCGACCGTGTCGACGAACGACGCCGGCTGCCGGCCGAGGCGCAGCTGCCGGTCGACCAGGCCGACAGACGGCACCACCGAATAACGGACCTCCTCGACGTGGAGGATCAACGGCCCGCCCCAGGGCTTGCTGTAGGCCTGGGAGCCGACGGCGATGGTGTCACCGATGCGGAAGCCGCGCCGGTTGTTCGTCGTGATCGGCGACGGGTCCGCGAGGATGTTCGTCAGCGACGCGGTGTATTGCTTCTGCACCGGCCCGGTGCTTGTCTCGAACGTCCACACGGCGCGCGGATTGACCGCCGGCCCTGGGTGGTGGGCCTCGTTGAAGCGGCACATCCGCAGCAGGCCGACGCCCTCGTTACGTGCCAGTGGTTTCGCGGCCGTCCGTGTCGCGAACGCCGCGATGCTGTTGCTGTCCTCGAGACCACGCAGGCCCGCCGGCTTGGTGTTGATCATGGCCCAGTTGTCGAGTTCGCCGATCCAGCCTTCGTCGTCGGCCGCCGCGTCGTTGAACCAGCGCCAGTTGAAGCTGCCTGTCTGCAGCGTCTGCCGGAACCCTGCCGAGGTGTTCTTGGCCGCCGGCCCGTCGTAGAAAGCCCAGTCCCCGGTTGCGTCCCGGTAGATGATGATCTCTACGATCTGGTCCGCCGGCGCTGCTGACGGCACGTTGATGCCGGTGACGATAGGACCGCGCAGCGAGCCGCCGCTGTCCTCGAACCACCACTGCAGGTTCCCGCTGTCCCTGTCCCAGACGAGGTTGCCCCAACCCTTGCGGAAGTTGCCGGCACCGCCGCGAGGCCTGCCGAAGATGTGGGCGAACGTTCCGCCGGCGCCCACGTGCGCGTCGGTGAACCGCAGGCGAATCTTGAGCAGCCAACTAGTGTTGATGTTCTGCTCTGTGGTAGTGGGGGCGAGCGTCACGTTGTCGCCGGCGTCGCCGTCGCCGCGCAACGCCGTGCCGACCATGTCGCCGTAGCGGCGCATGACCGCGTTTCCCATCTGGTAGTCCTCGATCGACGTCGAGCCGCGCGCCTTCAGCTGTCGCCCGATCTTCTCAACCGGGTTCACGATCGCGACGAACGGCAGGAACGGCGTTAGCACTTCCGAGAAAGATTGGGTACCGTCCAGGGGTGACAGCACGCGCAGCTTCGCGGTGAAGACCGGCGCGCAGGTCCGCTTGCACATCGCCTGCGCCACCTTCGCCGCGAATCCGTCGTCGTGGTAGATCGAATCCTTTTTCGTGTCGGCGCGCGTCCCATACATTTGCACCGACTTATCGCATCGCGCCACACCACGGACAACGCCGGTGCTGTTCTCCTCGGTGTCTTCGTCGTAGCTTTCGCCGATCACGGTGACGGCGTTCTCAATCTTGTCGAACGCGACCTTTGGCTCCCACCCCTGCGCGTTGTCCGTGTTGAGGGTGAGCAGCGGCAGCTGCCCGGTCAGGAGGTCGATGGTGTAGTGATCGATCTGCTGCTGGATGTAGAGCGTGCCGGTGGCGTCGACGCCCCACACGAAGCCCTCGGGCAGCACGCGCAGCAGGCGGTCGATCGCGTTCCGCAACGATGTGTGCTTGAAGTCGTAATCGACGAGCTGCTCCAGCTGGTGCCCCACGCCTACGATGTTCCGTGCCACGATCGGCGAGTCGACCGTCGGGCTCTTCACGGCGTATTTGTCGATCAGCAGCACCAGCGCGTCGCGCAGCTTGATCCGTTCGCCCACCTCCGCGTCGATCTCGATCTTGCTGAGTTGCCCCCAATGCCCGAGCATCCGCAGGCGCACCGTCTTCTCCCCCTTCTTGAAGGCGGACGACGAAATGCGGCCGCGCCAGATTGCCTCGGGGACATTGTTCGTTCCGATCCGCAGCCATTGGCCGCCGTGCCTCTGGCGGATCACGACGTCGCCGCCGTGCCAGTCGTTCGCCGACCAGGCCTCGGCAGGCGGTTCGTAGAACGACCGCAGCGCTGGCGGCAGGGTGATCGTCGTATCGGTGTTGATCCAGTCCTGGAGCTGCAGCACGGCGAGCGCGCTGGCGCACCCACCGCGGCGCTTGAATGAGAAGTTTAGGGTGGTGATCTCCTTCGAGAAATACCACTGCACCTTCGGCGCCGGGTCCGTGGAGAACCGCTGCTGCGTCAACAACTCGAGACGCGGTCCGCCGAACAGACGGGCGACGTCGAAGAACTCGGCGTAGTGGTTGAAGCCGCTCGTGACCCACCACTCGGAAGCGGTGGCGCCGTGCACGTGCGCGACCGGGACCGCCGGAGTATTGATCCCGCAGATGCCCGGCAACGCCGACAGGGCCGAGACGCGATAACCTGTGGTCGCCGGATCGATCCAGGCGTCGACCGCGATGCCGTTGACACGCAGCCCGAGGTTGACCTTGGAGCTCGCCACGTCGAAGCCGTAGGAAAGGGACATCACATCGCCCTGGCGCACGGTCTGGTTCGGGGCGGAGGACAGGATGACGAACACGCCGGCGGCGAACACCGCCAGCCCGACGGTGGGCGTGCCGGCGAGGTAGGTCGCGAAGCCCAGGTAGCAGTTGCCGGGGTTGCCGACGCCGCCGCTGTGGATCGCGACCGCCGGCCCGATCACCGTGCCGCTGCCAACCTCGCGGTTCGTGCGGTTGCGGAACCGCAGGTGCACGGTGTGAGCCGTCTCCAGGCCGTCGGCGGTCACGAAGCCGAGCTGCGCGAACGGCACGCGCGCCTCGGCCGTGCCGGCGCCGCCGCCGTTGTTGTTGAGGAAGTTCATCAGATCCCAGGCGGGGTTGGCCTGGGAGACGGCCGCCTTGCCGAACGTCGCGCCGGCGGCGGTGCGGTGCACCCACCCGTCGGCGGTCGAGAACGTGCCGCCACGTTCGCACAGCAGCGCCTTGCGGGGAATCGCGTAGCGGGTGCCCATCTACTCGACCCAGAAGCGTGGACGCCAGGACACGTTGAAGCCGAGGTTCGGCGCGCTTACGTTCGTCGACAGCTCCAGCGTGTTGGCGACGCCGGCGGACAACGGCCAATGGTCGCCCTCCGTCGAGCCGGGTCGCGGTGCCGAGTACGTTCCGTCGCTCACGCGGCCGTCGACCATGTCGATCGTCAGCGCCTCGCCCGCCACCATCGACACGCCCTGCAATGAGAGCTGCATCCCGAGGGAGAGGTTGGTCAGCAGGATTTGTTTGCCGCTGAAGCCGCCACCGTTCTCGGTGATCGTGATGATCGGCCACGTCTCCGCGTCGCCGGTGTCGGCCGTTAGGAGCTTGATCAGAGTTGCTGTCGACAGCGTGAAGGTATCGGAGAGGACGGTCGTGCTATCCCACGCGATGAAGCGCGAGCGAAACTTGCAGTTGAACTTCGTGACCTTGCGATTGCCCTTCGGGAAGCGACGCTTGAGGGCGCCGTCGAGCGAGCAGAGAATCTGTCGGTCGGTGTAGACCTTGAGCAGCTGCTCGCCGTCGAGCAGCGCGGCCGCGAACGCGCTCCACTTGGTTCGGAAGTCGTCGCGGTCCGTGCCGGCAACGAGACCGTCCATCGAGATCCGCGAGCCCTCGACCTGGTCACGTGTCCGCAGCGATCCCGACCCCTGCTGCTTGAGCTTGAATCCAGACTTGTGCAGAAGGTCGGTGTCGACGTCGTCGATCGTCACGCCGTTGGCTGGCGTAAGGGCGAACGTTCCGAACTTGCGATCCTCGGTAGCCATCTAGAGACCCCGTCCGAAGCCGGCCGTTTCGAGCCGGGTGTGCAATGCGTCGTCCACCGCCTCGGCCACGAGTTCGCCGACCTCCTCCGCATCCTCCGACGAGATGCCACCGCCCACGTTGCCGATCTCCAAGCTGAGGAAGATCGTTAGGCCGCCGTCAGCGCCCTCGCTCGGACCGAGGAACGCCTTTGCCTTGGACAACGGCAGGATCAGCTCTGGCTCGTGCTCGGCAACAGCGACCAGCACGCCGCCGCGCCCAGGTGACGGGAACGCCAGGCCGCCTTCCTCCTGGAACGGCACCGCACCGGCGAGGCCCGCTGCCTGAATCGCGACCACTGCGCCGGCGGCGAACGCCGTCGCCGTGCCCAAGGTGGCGATCGACTGCGCGGCCGCCATCGCGGTGAGCTGTGCGGCCAGCGGAATGTTGGCGATGATAATGGCGCCGACGGCCGCGCTCGCTGCAACCGTTGTCGCCACCTCGCCGAGCACGATCTCCGCGAAGACCGCGGTGATGCCACCAATGATTTCCGTGAGCACCTTGGTGACCGGCTTGAGCAACGTGTCGACGATCGCCTTCGCGATGATGCGGAACGGCTCGGCCGCTGCCTTCGCGAGCTCGCCGAAGATCGCGCGCAGCGGATCCATGACGGCGGACGTGAACTCGCCCACGAACAGCGCGCCGAGGTCCATGCCCATGTCCGTCATGAGCTGGTCGAACGTTCCACCGTCGAGGATCGACTCCGCCATTGTTGCGGCGAGCGTGTCGGCCCAGAACTGACCGATCTCGATCATCTTCTCTTCGTGCCGCATCGCCTCGGCAAGGTCGATCGCCTCAAGGCGCTCGACCATGACGTCTCCGGCCTCGCCTATCTTCTCGGGCAGGCTACGAATGAAGTCGTCGAAGTCGCCGGCAAGCCCGGTGAGTCCGCCACGCCACGGACCGATGCCCTCCTCGACGCGCTCCGCGGCGCCCTTGCCGAAGTCGAACTCGAACAAGCCTCCGATGCCAGCGACGCCTTCGCCAATGGCAAACCGGAGGCTCTCCATGAACTTCTCGCCGGCGGGGAATCCCTTCGCGGCGATCTCCTTGACGACCTGGTCCGCCGACTTGGTCAGGTTGGCGGCCATTGCCTTGATGTCGAAGTCGCCGACCTTCTTCGCGAGGTCACGCAACCCCTCGCCGCTGATCGTGAAGTCGATGCGGACCGGCGACGACGAAGAGAGCCGGTGCAGCTCCTTCCGCATCTCGGCCAGCTGCGCGGTGATCTCTTTGTTTTTGGATGCGATCTGCTCGTCCGTGAGCATTCGCATTGCGCCGGCCGCGTCCTTGTATGGCTTCCGCAGATCGAACACCGACTCCGCGAGCTTGAAGTATTCGGCCCGCAGCGTCCGAATCCTGCCCTCGTCCAGCTCCTTGTTTAGGAGGCCGAGCGCGCTTGCCGCCTTGAGCACCGCCGTCGTGATCAGACCGACCGCCTCAACCGCGTCGGCGGCGAACAGCAGGAACCGAACGAAGACAGTCTTCGCCGTGCCGAGCACGGACATGAGCGCCTCGTCGAGACCGGCAACGAACTTCTTGCCGCCGTCCGCACTTGACAGCTCGGCGTCCAGCTTCTTGACCGTCTCGCTGATGAACGACAGCACGACCTGGAACGTCTGCGTCTGCGACACCGCGCGGCCGATCGTCTCGCGCAGGTCGCCGATCGTGTTGTCGAGCTGCACCAGTCGGCTCGTCGCCAACTTGCCGACCATCTCCGCGGTGCCGCCGAACTTCGTCTCGAGTTGCCCGAGCGCAGCGCGGAACTTGTCCATGCCTTCGACGTTCTTGTCGATAACCAGGCCGTAGCGCGTGAAGTCGGCCGTGCCACCAGAGGCCGCGCGCCCCAGCAACTCAATCATCGCGCGGCCGCTCTTGCCGGCCGCTTCGAAGTCCTGCACCGCGACGATCGCACGCTCCAGGTCGCGGCCGCCCAGGTTGCCGAGCGCGACACCCAGCGCCGCCAGCTCCAACGTCCACTCGTCGCCGAAGTTCGTGATGGCCTGACGCTCGGTGGCGAACTTCTTCAGCGCGCCGAGGTTCCTCTCGACAGCCTGCGTGCTGTTGTTGAGCGCGACGGCGAGGCGAACCTCGGCGACGTCTTGGCGCTGCGCCAGGGCGATCGTCTCCGTGAACGCCCGGCCCATGCTGGACAGCACGCGCACGACGCCGGTAGCGATGACCGTGAAATCTCGCAGGCCCGCCGCCAGCCCGCCCGTCTCCGTCTTGGCCTTCTTGGTGTCCTTCGTGAAGTCCTGGACTGCAGCCTTGCCCCGATAGTCGAGTTCGAGCCCAACCCGGAGCTTCTTGGCCATGTCAGCATTCCTCGGAGAAGAACGGGATCGCGAACACCTTCATGGCGCCGCGCATTGATTCGTTGATGCGGCGGATCCGCCGCGCGTGGTCGACGTTGTAGTGATCTAACTGGATGCCGATGACTCTCCAGCTGAGTCGGAGGCACTCGTCCCAGCCGAGATTGAGGCGTCGGCGGGCTCGGTAGATTCCTCTTCCGAGGTCCGCTGGGACACGGACAAAAAAGCCGGGTTGGCCTCCAGGAAATCGTTCAGGCGTGGCACGTCCGAGACGCGGAAAAATCGCAGGAACACATCCCACGACCAGAGCGGTTTGTCGGCCATCCGGTTCTCTTCGGTGTCGAAGCGACACATGTGGTAGAGCGCGACGAGCGCGAAGCGCTTCTTCGGGTCGCCGGCGATCTCGTTCCACTCTGTCGCATCGCATCCGAGGTGCTTCGTCATCGAGTCGATGTCCGCGAGCGAAAGCTCCTCCGCGCGCATGTCGGTGCCGTTCGCCGTCACGAACTTGGCACGGTGCATCGTCGGCTTCTTCTCCTGTGCCTCTGTCATTGGTCGTCTCCGTTCTTGGGGGTCGGGGGTTTACGTGATTTTGTAATCGGACGTCGGGCCGATGAAGGTGACCTCGGCGATCTCGTTGCCGTCGTGGTGTGCCTTCAGGGCGATCTGTGCGCGGGCCAGACCGACGCCCGCCTGCTTGCGCGTGGCCGGTGGCTCGATCGTCGCTTCGCGCAGGGCGATCAGCAGCTGCTCCGTCACGCCCGCGTTCTCGAGGCGCACGGTCGCGGTGTCGAAGCGCTTCAACGTGTCCTGTGGGTTCTCCAGAATGTCGATCAGGAACTCGTCGTTAGCGGGGCCTTCGATGTCCGTCTCCAACGTCACCGTTCGCTTCTCGCTCACGTAGGCGCCGTTGACGGGTGAGGCGTCGGCAGTGTCCCAGCGCCACGTTGCCGGCTGGTTCACGGTCACCGTGACCCCGTTCGAGATGAACGTCGTCGCGACGGCGTTCTTCGTCAGCTCGAGCATGATCGTCGTCTGCCCGGTGGGCGTGCGGATCAGGTTCGTCGAGAAGAGCGGCGTGCTCTTCGCCGTGCGCGTGGTGCTGCGGTGGATCCAGTTGATCGTGAAGGCGACCATGCCACCCGGCTCCATGACGACCGACCACGAGACCGGGATGCATCCCTGGTAGTAGATCGAGCTGCCGTCGGCCGAGTTCGTGAAGCGCTCGATAACGACCTCGCGCGCCGTCGAGCCGAGCAGGTGATGGTTGGCCGAGCCGAGGTCCGGGTCGACCAAGTTGAAATCGTAGGTGAACGGGCCGGCGCCCATCACCGTGATGTTGTGCCCGGTGAGGATCCGCAGGATGTCCTGCGCGTCGTCCCAGCCGACCTTGATCGTGCAGCTGCCGTCGCCGTGCTGGCGGCCCTTGTAGATGTTCACGGCCGAATGGTCGTAGCGATCGTTCGGGTCGAACGGGACCATCTCCTGGATCGGGTTCATCCCGTCGGCGTCGTCTTCGGTCTTGACCCAGACCTTGATGTCGGTCGACGTGGCGGTGGTGTTCAGCGTCACGATGCCGAATCCGAAATAGGCTCCGACCGCGGAGCGTGAAGCGTTCAGGGCCATGGCTCTACTCCTTCTTCTTCTTCGGCGACGCCGTCGGCGGTGCCGCGTTGACCAACTCAAATACGCCGTCGCCAATCGTCTCCGGGTCGACGTCGATCTCGAACGTCTCGCCCGGCTGGCGGACGACGCCAAGAACCTCCTGCGGCTCCGTGCCGCACAGCTTGACCTTGCACTTGGTCATCGCGTGACCCTCCCGTTGATCGTGACGTTGATCGCGACCGCGTAGAGGCGCCGCGACTCTTCCCTAGAAACGATGTCCTGCTCCTCCGGTACCCACTCGATCTCCGCCGGCACGGCCGCCTGGTCGAACTGGAAGCCGGGCACGGTGGCGCCGCCGAGATACCAGTCCTCACCGGTGTCGCCTGCGAGACGTGACCATATCTCGCTGCCGCGATCGGTCTTCTTCCCGATCACGTCCGCGTCCAGTTCTTCGTCCCACGTATCCACGTATAGCACGCGCAGCTGCAGCGTCGATCGCACGGTGTTGCCAGCGTCGACCGGCTCGGGGTCGGTTACGATCGGCTCGACGAAGATCGCCGGGCACTGCGAGAGCGGGTCCGGCCTGCCAACCCAATGCGCCAGCGATCCCTTCTCGACGATCTTCGGGTTGAACGATAGGCCCGTCTTGAGACGGTTCCGCACCTCGATGATCAGTAGCTTCGTCTTGAGGTAGTCGGGCACGTGATCACCCGAGCTTCGTGATTGCGCGATCGACCTCTTGGCGCAAGATCTTGCCGAAGTCCTTCGCGGTTGCGTCAAGCGCAGGCTCGAGCCACGGCTTCGCCTTCACGCCCTCCTTGGCGATCGACTGGCCGAGCAGGTAGCGGGCCGACGAGAACTCCTCGGCGCCGACAGATAGGCGCCGCTTGACGAACAGCGACAGCGCGGCCGGCGGCGGAGCGCGACCCGGCTTGCGGCCCTTCTCGACCGCGAGACCGTAGCTCGCCGGGTCTCCGTGCAGACTAGACTTCGGCGTCAGGGCCGGGCCGATGAGCACGCTCATCTTCGATTCGTTCACCTTGAACTCGACGGTGTTGATCAGCGTCGGCCCGACGATGCTCGGGAACTCGCCGGCGCGAAGGTTGAGCTTCGCACGCTTCACGACCAACGCGCCGACGCGACGCAGCGTGATGAGGCCCGCCTTGCGGAAGGCCTTCGGCGCCTTCCGGCGGAGTTCATCCGCGGCCCGGAAGTCGCTCTTGACGGTGGCGCGTAGCGGCATCAGGACACCGCCCCCAACTGCCCCGCCTGCCATCCTGGTCGCAGCCGTCGGACGGGTTCGCCCCGCCCTGGGTAGACCGCTAGGTCGAACCCGAACAGGGACGGGTCGAACACCACGCCCTCCATCTCGCGGCCGACGCACATCACCGCCTCGCCCTCGGGGGAGTTCATCAGCGCCGGCTTGACCAGCGCCGTGATCTCGAACACGCGCCCGTCCTCGAGCCACGTAACTCGATCTCCGATCCTGACGTTCGTTCCGGGCAGGAACTCGATGCCGTAGGTGGCCTGCGAGCCGGCGCCCATGGGGCCGCCGAGCGCGTCGTCGAGCTCGTGGTCGAAGCGACACGGCTGCGTCCCACCGACAGGCGTCGTGCCGAGAGCCACCTCCTGGTTGACGATGTCCTGGTTGGGTCGCACGATCGTGGCCGAGTGCACGAGCAGGAAGGCTCGCAGCATCAGGCACCGACCCCGCGCGTGATTCGCTGGATCCGATACGAGGCGAGCAGCTTCTTCGTGTCCTTAGGCAACGGGTCGGCCTTCAACGTGACCGTGCCGCCAGAGCCAACGCTGAACGTGGCGAGGCCGGCGGCCCGTCGCCGGTTGAAGATCACCACCGCCCACTCGAGCGCCGCGAGCTTGACCTCGATCGGGATCGTCGCGAAGCCGCCGGTGTATGTGATCTTGACGTTCTGCACGCCACGGGGGAACACCGTGGAGTCCACGAACAGACGGGCAGCCACGGTCGACTGCGGCAGCAGCTGCAGGCGACGGCCGTTGCGGATCACATACTTCGACGCGGCGACCTCGGTCGCAGCCAGGAAAGCGCGGTCGGGGTCGACGTTGAGGATCGGCGCCGGCGTCGTCGGCTCGATCGGTGGGTGCTTGACCGAGACGCAGGTGGTGCCGGTGCCGTCGTGAAACTCGATGTGTGCCGCCTGCGCGAAGGTGCGTTGGCAGAACCTGTCCACCAGGGCCGTAACCGAGGGCGCGAGGATCTGGGCGATCCAGCCATCCCAGATCGTCACCGCGGCAGGTGTGCCGTGGTGGCCCTTGAACTCTTCCTTTGTGAACAGGTCCGCCATGCGCTACCCGCTCGGGGTGTCCCCGGCCGTCGCGGCGCCGACGTCTACTACCTCGTCGCGGCCGGCCTTGTCCTCCTCGTCGGCCTCGTCCTCGCCGCCTTCGTCTTCCGCCACCGCCTCGGGATTCACCGGCTCGCCGCCTTGTGGGTAGACCTCCTCACGCGCCTGCTCGTGGCCTGCGCCTTCGTAGAGCATCTTGCCGTAACGCTGCAGTGCGCTCAGGTTCTCCGGTACCGGAGGAGGCGCCGCCTTCGGCGTCTCGGTCTCTTTGTCGAGCGGCGTCTCGACGCCGCGCGCCAGCACCGTGCTGCTAGAGATCGGGCCGGTGGCCGGGTGCTTCTTCGACTGCAGCGCCAGCTTCTCCTGCCGGTAGTCCTCGGCCATCTTGAGGCCCTGCTCGAGGGTCTCGACCCTGCACCAGCAATCCGCCTGATCGGCCGCCATCAAGTCGGCCGCGGCCTGGTCAGGGAACCGCCACACCCAGCCGTCCACGTGGACGCCGCCGTGTTCGGCAACCTGGTTCGTCACCTCGCCGTAATCCGTATCGGGGATCCGGCACAACAGGACGCCTTCGTCGCCTTCGGTCATCGTTTCGTTTCTCCGTAGGGGGTCAAGGAAGAAGACACGCGCGGCGGTAGGCCGAGGCCTGCCAAGTCCCCCGGAACCCCGCCGCGCGTGCGCTCGCGATCCCTGGTCTCCGACCCCCAAGGGTTGAAGAGTTTTTATTGCTGCAGGGTGTCCGTGAGGACGACCACGTGCGGAGCGTCCTTCGGAACCTCCGCGCCGAGCGGACGCTCGATGGGACGGAAGCCCCAGCGCGCCGTGGCGACCATCGACGTGACGCCCGTCTTGATGTCCTTGTCCTGCTCGAACGTGACCAAGCGCCGGTTGCCGAGCCGCCACAGGAAGCGGTTCGTCAGCACGGACATGCCGAGGTCGTTCGACTGGCCCGTCGTGTTGCGGCCGGTCGTGTGCACGCCATCGACGCAGCGACGGTGCACGGCGTTCGACAGCACGATCGGGATCCCGAACACGGTCCCGATCTGGCCCGAGACGATCGTCGCCCGTGCGCCCATCTTGTCGACCGTGATCATGTTCTCGTCGGTGAGCAGTTGCGCCCACGAGAACGCGCTCACCAGACAAACGAGCTGGTTGAGCGTGCCGGCTCCGAACAACCCGGAGAACGCAGCGCCGCCGGCGATCTGGATCGAGTCGAGCGGATCCTTCGTCGTGCCGGCCGCGAACACCGAGCGGTCCGCCTCGGTGGCGTCATCGAGCGCGTATTGCCGCAGGCCGGTGAAGGCCGCGTTTTCGGGCAGGCCCACCGTCGCGCTCTGCGTGTCGAAGTCGATGTGAGACGCGCGCACGTCACCGTTGACGATGGCTTCGCACAAGCCCTCGCCGAGCGAACGCACGTGGTCACGCCGGATCTCCGGCACGATCGCAACGATGCTGTCCTCGTCGAGGATGTTGGTGAACTCCTGCAGGTTGGCGAACTCGAACGCGGTCCAGGTCTGGTCCTCGACGGAGAGCTGTCCGACGGTCGGCGCGACGCCCTCTGTGCGGATGTAGGCCTGGCCGACGTTCGTCTTCATCGGCAGAGTCCAGGAGCCCGTCGGCATGTTGATCGTCGGGTAGAGGTTCGTCTCGGGGAGACCGAGGCGCACCTCGTCGAGCAGGTTGGAACCGAAGCCCGGCGGTACCCACTCGAGCGCGGCCGTCGCGGTCGTGCTGTCGAGCGGCGCCTTGCCCTGAACCTTGAGCAGGCCCTGCACGACGCCGTCCCAGCGCATGCCGAGCGACGGGAACCGCTCCATGAACTGCGCGCGGCCGCCGTCCATAGCGACCTTGCCGGAGATGCCCCACTGGCCCTTCGTCACGAAGTCCATCAGCTGGTCGGCGATGTAGACGTGGTCGGCGAGCGCGAGCGCCTGGCGCACGTCGGAGTCGATGAAGGGCGTCGACGTGGTCGCACCGGACACCGGATCTTGCTCGTAGCACTGGACGCCGACGATGTCCTTCACCTCGCAGAGACCCTGCGCCACCATCTTGCGGCACATCTTGAGCGTGACTTCCTCCAGCGGCTCGGTGGTGCCGATGCCCCGTTCGCTCATTTTCTTGTAGGCGTCGGAGAGCTCGGTCAGCTCCTTCGTGACCAACGCCATCTTCTCGTCGAGTTCCGACTTGGTCACGGAGTTCTTCACGACGCCATCGACCGCTGCCTTGATTTCGCCGCAGGCCTTCGCGAAGTCCTCGGCGCTTTTGAATTCGGGAGCCATTGGCTTTCCTCTGGTTTGTTTACTGGAACTTGGCGACCTTCTCGGTGAGCCACGTCGACAGGTCGCACATCTCCTGCGCGCCCGTTTTCGGGTCCACCGCTCCGGTCGCCGTCGCCTCAAGCGCGAGCCGGAGATCGTTACACGCTTTCACCATCGGCTCGGCGACGTGATCGCCGCCGGCGATGGCGAGAGTGATTCGTTTGATGAGCACGCCGGCGCGACGCAGCACCTCGTCGTCGGTCGCCGTCACGAACACCTCGCGCGGCTCTGCGCCCTCTGCGTATGCCTCGCCGGCGAGCTTCGTGCACATCTTGAGATGCGCGCCAACGTTACTCGGGATGTTGACGAGCGACCCTTCCCACAGCGCCGCCTTCTTCACGCGGCGCGGACCCTTGGGAAAGCCGTCCTCGTCGGTGTCACGGTTCGCCTCGAGCGTGCGGAAGCCGGCGGAGATCGCGAGCAGCCCGAACTTGATCGCGCTGGCCGCGTTGTCGGCCATGTCGTCCTCGCCCTCGGGACGCAGCTGGCCCTCCACGGGCACCGGATCCTTGGTGGCGTCTATGCCCTTCCACAGTCCGATCGCCGGCAGCAGCGCGCGGTGCGACCAGAGCATCACCGGCAGCTTCTTGAAGTCGCCAAGGTGTTCGTTGGCGAAGACCCCCTTCTCGAGTATGTCACCGTCACGGTCCTCGATCGCCTTCGTCAGGAACCCGTTGAAGGTTCTATCCTTCGCGTCGAATGAGGCGGCCTTGATTTCGCACGCGACGCCGGTCCCGTTCTCCTTGTCTGGGAAAAGCTCGTCGATCCAGTTTCGGCTCATGCGATTAGCTCCTGCTTGCACTCTTCAACGTAGAAGTTCCGCGTTTCGGTTCCGGCGTCGTCCTCGGGTAGCTCGGTGCAGCGGCAGTTGACGCACTCATGCGCTGGACCCTCGGGGGCGGCCGGATATGGCAGTCGCGATTCGCCGCGGTCGGGGTCGATCAGGACGAAGTCTTCCGTGATCGGAATCGGATCCTTCTGCGTGCGCTGCGAGACCTCCCTGTGCGACTCGCGGATCTTGCCGAAGCCGGCGTCGAGCCAGCTCTTGCGCTGCACCCCGGCCTCCTCGAAGCCGGTATGTGATCCCGTGTTGTAGGCCGCTGCGGTCTCGGTGCGCGCGATGCGCTCGGCACGCCCCTCGCTGAACGTGCCGGCCTCGTGCAGCCGGCGAAGGATGTCGCTGGTGCCTTCGCCGCTACCGATCGCCTCCTCGAACAGCTCGCGCAGGTCGAAGCCGGTCTTTTCCGTGAGGTCGGAGATGTGCGCGAAGAGCTTCGTGCGTACGTAGTCGAGGACCCGTGGGTTGTCGATCGCGAAGGAGATCTGCAGCTCCACGTCGGTGAACGGCGCATCGGCCTTGCCTTCCCACCGACCGACCCCGCGGCGCTCCGCACCCAACCGGCGCAGCGCTGCCTCACCGCCACGGTCGATGACCCTGAGCACCTCCGGGGTCAACGCCTGGAAGGTCTGCACCTTGGCGACGTCGACGTTGAAGACGTCCTCCTGGGTGAGGGTAGAGACGTCGCCGGCGTTGCGGACCGCCGCCACGACCGACTCCAGCTGCTGTGTCAGGATCCGCGCGGTGACACCGATGAGCATGCGCTCGGCGATGCGTAGGTCGCGCAGGTGTGCGCGCTTGACGATGGCGACCATCTCAGGCTCGATCAGCTCACGTGGCGCGGCCGCCTTCGGTGGCGGCACTGCCGGCGCCGGGGCTGGCGCGGGGTCGTCCTTCGTCAGCCCGAGCGGATCGATCACGTTGCCCTGCAGGTCGATCAGGATCTCGTTCATCGACACGCGGAACACGTCGCCGTCCTTCACGCGGGGGAGGCCGATCACCTCGCGCGCCTCGTTCTTCGTTCGCACGCCCTCGCGATACTCCGCCATCGCCACGGTCGAGCGCGTCTGCTTGTCGTCGATAAGCGCCTGGATGTATTGCAGGTCGGGGACGAGCTCCAGCGCGACGTCCTCTTCCTTCTGGATCCAACGTTCGTTCAGTGCGCCGAACCAAAGGCCGAGGTGCGGTCGCCCGGTGTCGTCCCAGAACGCCGAGCGCTGTTCGCGCGAGTTCGCATAGGTCGCCGACTCGAAGTTGTTCACCTGCATCGGTGAAGCACCGAACGCCGCGGCCGCCATCTCGCGGGTGTATTTCCGCAGCTCGAGCCAGTCCATGTCGCGCAGCGTCTGCCCCGCTTCGACGAACTCGAAACCGGGAGGCACAATGAAAAGCTCGCCGGCGTTGATCACGCCGAAGATCTGCTCCTTCACGTGCTCAACGATCGAGTCGAACTCTTCCTCGCCGAAGTATTCGCCCTCGCGTGGGATGAGCATGCCGCCGGAACGGCCGCCCTTCTTTACCAATGAGTCGTTGTAGACTTCGGCGTTGAGGTCGGTGGACAGCGCGCGTCGGATCGACAACAGCGGCGACAACCCGCGCAGCTCACTGTCGGAGTTGTAGTTGATCGCGCGTGCTACGTCGCGGACCTCGAGACGTCTGCTGGCGCCGTCGACGGTCGCGATGTAGTGGGAGATCAGCTGGCTGGTCCCGGCGACCGGGTCCAGATACTTCGGGTTGATGTGGTAGAGCTCGGTGACGTTCTTCTCGATCGGGTGGCGCGCGAGCTCGGTCGCCAGCTCGCCCTGGATCTGCAGGTCAACGAAGGTCCCGGTTGCTAGCTCGCGGTAGGTCTTATCGTCGTTGATGTGCTGCAGCACGGTCTGGACTTGACGCGCCGCCGGCGTCTTGGCCTCGCGCTGGGTGCCACGTTCGACGAGCCGCCAACGGCACTCCGCCAGCGTGCGCGCGATGCGGTAGACGGCGGCGTAGGCCCACACCGACTTCGCCGGGATCGAGGTGAGCTGCTGCAACGAGACGAACTGCGGAACGCCGACCTGGCGCCCGGCACCCTGCAGGCGCGCGTAGAGCGCGGTCAGCTTGGAGGCCTTCAGCTCGTCGGACATCTGGGGCCGCTGCCGTGGGCCTCTCGATCGTCGTGCCGACGGCCTGGGCTTCGCGGCATCGCCGCCGCCGAGGACCGCGTATTCCCTGCGCGCCAAGACCTCACCCTGTGAAGAAGGCAGGGGACGCCGCGCCTGCTTGGTCGGATGCACGCGGCGCCCTCTGAAGGGATATGCGGAGCCGGCGATCACCCGGTCCTTTTTCCGGGTTATCAGATCGGGGCGTGCTGTGTCAACCCCTTACGCGCCGCGCGAACCGTCCGCGCTTCACCTGCCGGCGGTAGAGCGTCCGCACGTAATAGCGCAGAGCGTCGAGCGCGTGGTCTTCCTGGTCCTTCTTCGGCCTCTCGTCTTCGGCCCATTCGTAGTTGCGGAATTCTCGGCAAAGGTTCGGGCACGCGCGCCGGTTGACGAACAACCGCGGCCGACCGTCGCGCTGCACGTTGAGCATTGCCTGCAGATCCTTGATGCCTTCTTCCACGTCTTTGTCGGCACGACGGCCGAGCAAACCACGTGCGCGAAGTTCACCGCGGCCTTGCGCGTCGTGATCCATGATCGTGCCGCGCTGGATCTTCTCCTTGACGCCGTGCCGGCCCGAGAGCTTGTTGTATCCGGTCGCCGAATCGCGCTCGAGTTGCCAGCCCTCGACGTCGGCGATGTAGCGGATCGGTGCGTCGTAGAGCTGCTGCGTCCGGTACCACTCGCGATACACGTAGAGGCGGCCGTCCTCGTCGGCCGCGATCCACAGGAAGACGAATGGATTCGTCCATCCGAAGTCCACCGATCGCCCGCGCACCCACGACTTCTTCGGCCAGTCCGACTGCCAGGCGTCGCAGTGAATCTCGCGGCGGAACCCGCTGTAGACGATGCCGTGTTTCGCGGCCGCCTTGCCGAGCACCTGCTCGTCGTAGTCGGCGCCCGTCATGTGCTTCGTCCAGAACGAGGCGGCGTCCTGGTCGATCACCGGGTTCGTGCGCATGTCGGCGTTGACGAAAAAGTAACCCCACTCGCCATCCTCGGCGCGCTCCTTCAGCTCGTTCACCCAACCGCGGCCCTTGGGCGACGCCGGGATCACGACGATGCCGTGCCGGTTGATCATCCGTGGCTGCAGTTGGCGGTGCCACGCCTCCTCGCGGATCAGCGGCGCCTCGGCGATCAGCATCCAGTCGAGCTCCTCGGACAGCAGCGAGTCAAGGTGGCGCGCGCTCTTCACCTGTGCGAACGATTCGAAGCCGCCGGCGAAGCGGATCCGGATCTCCATGTCGCCCTGCTTCGGCTTGTTGCGCGCCTTGAGCACAGTCGCTCCCGCGGCCTTCAACGACGCCTTCACGAACGGGTGGTGCACCGTCGCGGCGAGCAGATACTCCATCTCCTTTTTGCCCTGGTCGTATTCCGGCGCGACGATCCAGCCGTTCGTCCCAGGGGTGAGCAGAAGCGGTGCGACCTCGTGCGCGCCACACACCGACTTGCCGGCACGTGACCCGCCCTCGAAGAGCTTGATGTGCGCGTTGGATGCGTGCAGTAGGCACTGCGGTTGTGACGGCCACCACCCGACCTTTTCGAAAATCGCCGCCTTGTCGCTGATGACCTTGGTCCCGAGCGGCCGTGGATACCACAACGGCACGCGCACCCCGTCGTCCCGCGTCTTCCAATGCTCGTCGTCAACGTCGCCGGTGTCCTCCGGCTTGAAGTCTATGAGCCGGATCTCGTGGCGCTTCCACCGGCCCTGCTCCTCCTTGAACCAGGACGCGAGCTCACGGTCGTGGCGGACGGTGTTCTGGGGCGTCACGCTTTCACCTGCAGCCGGCGCAAAGCTATCGTGCGACAGGCGCGCAGCGCTTCCTCGATCACCACGCCATCGGGGAACGCGATGCCGGTGCCCCGGATCTGCGCGACCATGTGCACCGCTCGTTCGTAGCCGAGCCCGGTGGCGGCCGCTACCTTGTCGTAGTCGGGCATCGCGCAGTCCCAGGCTGAGTCGAGGTCTTCCGCCTCGCCCTCGAGCCGGTCGCGGAAGCCACTGAAGCACTCCGACCACACCGCAAGCACGACGGCGAGCCGTGGGTTATCCAGGATCGCCGTGGCGCGCAGGATCGCGTTGTCGCCCTGCGCCGCTCGCGCCACCTCGCACGCCGCACGGATCCACTCGGGGACTACCAGGCCTAGCTGATCAGCCATCGCAAATAGCCTATCATGGCGACGACGGCGAAGAACACACCCATGCAAACGCCGGCGGCGATCGCGGTCGCGAGGTAGAACCAGTTGTCTTCTGGTGGTTGCATCGTTTCCCCCTTCAGCTCTCGCGCCTGCGTCGAAGCGTCCGTGCCGCCTTCCGCAGGCTAGTGACCATGCCAGAGAGCCACTTCCTCGAGATCTCCATGGGGTCGTCGTCGTGCTCGCCCATGTAGTCGAAGATCGCCAGCGCCAGGCCGTCGATGTAGTGGCAGGCCTGCTCAAAGTTCCACGAGGCGCCGCCCTCGGACTCCGGGATCTCGACGACGTGGATCTCGATATCGCACGGCCGGCCGGGCTCTGCTACCCGCAAAGTCCGAATGTCCGTCTCCGGCTCGCCCGTCACCGGGTCGACCTCGCGCACTAGGAGCACGTTCGCCGGCTCGACCTTGGAGACGTCCACGACCATCGCGAACCGCCACACGTCGTCGGGGGCGGGGTTCAGCCAGCGCACCGTGAAGCCGACGAACGGCAGCAGCCGGTCGATCGGCAGAACTTTGGGCTCGCGATCGCTCACGGCGCCGGCTCCGGTACCGACTTCGCCATCTCACACCTCCAGCGTGCAGCCCTTGAGCGTGCACGGCCGCCCGTAAGGGTAGGCCGCGCACATCCACGGCCGCTTCTCGTAGATGACACAGTTCCGCGTCTTCGTGTCGAAGTGCCGGCACGCGAACCGGCCGCCGCCGAGCGGGATCAGCATCCGGAGCATCCGAACGTTGTCCCGGAGCCCTTGCGCAATCTCCCGCGCCTTCCACTTACCCTTGTGGTACGGGCGATGCGCCCACGAGTAGAAGCGCACGTTCTTGAGGATGTAGGTGAGCCCACGCGCCCCGGTGCCTCCGATCACGATCCGCTCGCAGCAGTGCCCCGTGCACCGCCGCTTCCCCCGCACCTCCGGCGCCCGCCGCGTCACGACAGCCACACCGGCAGGCAGAAGTAGAGGATGACGATCGCCGCAGCGAAGTAGCCCTGCTCCCAGAACGACGCGCCTCGCAGCGCGGTCGTCCACAGGAACGCCCGGTACCGGAGGACCGGCAGGAGCGATCGCAGGAGCGGCACATGGCTGTCTACCCGCTTCTTCTTCATTCGATCC